GTTGATTCAAATAATCAACAGCACTGACAGTCTGTGTAATTTCACCAGAGATAACGCTAGTCACGCCGTTCCAATATGATAACCCTGCCTCAACAGATTTTTGGTTACCGCCAAATGTAGCATCATAGGCCACGTTTTCAACTAAGATACCAACGTCACGATAGCAAATTTCTCTATTGTATGTGAAGTTGCTGAACTGACTATTAACATAAGCAACAACTTCTTCTTGAATGAAAGCTCTATTGGCTTCTAAAATGTTATAAGCGTTGATTACTTCAATGTTGCCGCTTTCAACAGATCCCATTGGAACTTTTGTAGCGGCAGCATTTGGGCCATTACGAATAATGTTAGTAATAACATCAATGTTGGCCTGTAATGTAGCCACTTCATGACTTGTACCTGGATTATAACCTGTAATAATCTGTGTACCTGTACTATATTGTGAAGGTAATTTTTGACCTGTAACAATATTTGGTATTAGAGATTTAATGTAATTGTAGGCAGCAGTTACTTGTGGGCCTTCGTTAGGGATCACAGAACTTGTGTTGTCATAACCAAAGTAGTAAGTACCGGCTTTGATACTTTGTAAATTTCCACCATGTAAGAAGTCAAATGCCACGCTTTCAATAATATAACCAACATCGCGATAGCATGTTGCTGTATTAAAATTAGTAAAGTTTAATCCGCTTGGAGATGTAATATAATTTACAGTTTCCAAAGCAATAGTTGGAATCGCAGCAAGCAAGGCATTGTAAATTGCCACTGTAGTTGTATTACTAGATGGCAAATCGTTTGGAACAATATTATTTGTAACACCGGTTGTATTATAATTGTTTGGTGTATCAATTAAAATACCATTGATAACATTAAACAAATTGCTCAATGTATCTGCTGAATTTTGACTTGGATCTAAAGCATCAGCAATGGCAAATGTAAATGTACTGAACCAGTTGATAGCAGATGTAGTTGTATTAATCTCATCGCCAATAGCGCCAGTATATCCACCGTTTTGACTGTAGTATTGTAAACCAGCAAATGTACTATCGCTAGTACCATTGTATACCATGTCTTGAGCAATAGCATCAACAATAAAACCAACATCTCTATAGCAAGAGGTTGTTCTATATGTAAATGCGCCACTGTTAAATTGTTGGTCAATGTAACTAACAACCTGTGCTTGCATAAATGCTTTGTTGGACAACAACAATGTACGAGCATTAAAGAATCCAGGATTTTGTTGACCTTGTGTAATACTCATACCTTGAGTAATAGTACCAGTACTAACATTTGTATCTAATGTAACAGTTAATGTGCTAGTACCAGCACTCCATGTACTCTTACCAACTGCGATAGGAACTTGAACAGTGCCATCAGGTTGGAACAAGTTACCATCTTTTAACCATGGTCCAGAAAGGTTAGTACAGTTCTGAATGTAGGGTGAGTGGAACAAATCAATTCTGTTATTGCCTGTTTGTGGAGGGAACGCAGTAGCATAAGCACCACGATTGTATCCGTTGGCATAATAGTTACCTGGTAACAATCCGCTACGTCCTTGGCAGAACTGCATAAATGCCAAATAGCAACCAGAGTTAACATGGAACAAGTCTTGTGTCTTGTTGATTGGTTCTAATTCTGTTGTACGAATGTCACTGCCCATAACACTAGTATATGGTTTCATAACTAGTGGATTATTTTCAAAATAGTGTCCTGGGCTAACACGGATTTGTGTACCTGGTTGATAGTACGGTGACTTCATAGCACCACCAACTGTACGGCAAGCACGGCTTGGGTCCATGGCACGACCGTCGTTTGTATCATCACCGTCCATTGTTACATACAACACATTGGTAACAACTGGAGCGGTACCAATTGGTTTAGTACCACCACGAACACGAATTTCACCGTAAATGTCTGTTTCGCCACCTTTAGGTTCAATGGCAATATTACCAAATGTACTTGCTAGTAAGTTTGTGTAAACTGCTTCAGCGTAGGCAGCTCCACCGATGTGAACATCTTGAGCAATGCCAGCACCACCAGCAACAGTAAACGCACCAGTGTTGGTGCTTGTTGAATTGTATTCAGCCGCAACAGCCATTTGGTCAGATGTTAAAAGGCCTGTATATGGAACATAAGTCAAACCACCTGTTGAAGTAGTTGTTCCGCTTGAAACATCATCAATATAATTAGAAGTATAACCTGTAGATGTTACACCAACGCCTGTAAAATCAGCAAACATTGGATAAAATACTTGGTCAGCATTGGTAGTAGTAACAACAACGTTAACAGTAGTATTAGCAGTTGCCACACGTCCATAGATGAAACCACCAACGTTCAAATCTTTTTCAATACCAACACCGCCTGCTACATATACAGCGCCTTTAACACGGTCAGCAAATGTATCGTAGACATTGGTATTGGTATAAGCAACACCAAGAGGGTTGCCTACGTTATCGTCATTAGATTTAATAATAACAGTACTAGAATTGCCAACAACAGTGATAGTACCAGTGATAGTAGCACTATTATAAATTGTTGTAGGACCGTAAATTGACGCAGTAGTAACGCCCTCGGTAGCAGTTGTTCCAACTTGTAAATAGGTACCAATAAAGGCCCCACCTTTAATAGTAGTATCTGAACCAACAAATAACGTAGTACCGACAGTAGCACTATTAAAAACATTTATAGAATCACCAATACCAACACCACCGTCAACAACCAATGCGCCAGTCTGAGTGCTTGTAGATACATCAGTACTTAAAATTCTAACATGCTGTGTTAGTGTACTAGCCCCGAAGACAGTTAAATCGCCACCAACAACTTCATAACCAGCAACGTTAAGATTACCGGTAATGTTAGTATTTGTTGTACTGATAACAACACCACTACTAGGTGAGGAAATAGTAGATGGGCCTTGAGGGGATTGGGTTCTTGTTCCTGATACCGTTACTGTCATTTCTTATTCCTTTAGAGTATTTATTGTTTTAATAGATTTGTAATTCAACAGCGTCCAAATACATCGCATCTCGATGTGGGTAAAAAGGATGTGCTTGAAATCTCAATACTACTCCAAAATTTGAGTTTGATACATCTGCTATAGATAAATTTGTATTCCATAAATCACCACTACCACCATACACTTGTATTGGGTCTAAATTAATACCAGCACGGTTGTCGCCTATAAGGTTACTGCCCAATGCTAGTTGAACTGTTTCGTCTGTTACTCTACCTCTACGATTAGCAGTCAATCGAAGAGATATACCAGATAGTGTAGTGGGCAAATTTTGAAAATTAAATCCTGATACGGCAACAAAATAAGTTTTATTTCTTAAATCGTATTTTGGACTTCTTGCTATATGCTGTAAACGGTCAGTAGTTACTAAAGCGCCGCCTATACCATAATATAACTGTTCAAAATTCAAAGAACTATCCCAAGGAATATTCGACATTTCTTCACCCTGTGGTGCTCCAGGTTCGTCGTACTGAGTAGCCATTGTAGGTCGAGTCCATGCGGTAGTCATACCAGTATTTACCTATTCTATTTCTATGCTTACTAAATGGAAAAGGACTCCGAAGAGTCCTTTACGTAGTCTAATAAAAATATTAGATTGTTGCGATACTAACTGTTTGACTTGCTGTTGTTACAGTTGTAGCAGTTGTCCAGCGAACGCTTGGTCCAACTGTGTCGTTGGCGAACAAGAATCCACCACCAGCACTTTGATATTGTACCAAACTAGCACGGTGAGCAGTCAACTTTTGAACAAAGTATGTGCTACCATTAGCATCAGTAGCAACCAAGTTCATTTGACCAATTGTCAAATTACCTGTGCTTGTAGTTGTAAGAACACATCTACCATAACCTTGATTGTTTTTGATACGATAGCTACGTGAACTTTCTTGTCTTAAGATATCAGAAATAATAGCACTACCAGTAGTATTGGCAGTAAAATTAGAATTCTTTTTATAAGGTGCCCAAGCATTAACATTCAATGTTTGATGTTGAATAGCATTCAATGTAGTAACAATAGTAGCACCAGCACCAGAATCATAAAAACTAACTGAAGATACAACACTAGCATTGTTTGCGCTCAACGTGATTGTTGTTGTAGATCCAGAAGTACTTACGCCAGTAACATAAGTTGCGCCAGCATTAATACCAGTACCAATAGCTCGCATACCATTGTAAACACCAGATACTGTAGCAGTTGTAGATACAGTATTAGTACCAGTTACACCGCTTACAGTAATAGCAGTAACGCCAGAAGCTGTAGAAACTGTTACTGTTGCTGTAGATGTATATCCTTGACCAGCTGTAGATCCAGTAATTACCAAGTTTCCGTTAGTAGTGCCGTTAATAGCAACAGCCACTGTGGCAGTTGGATTGCCATCAATGTTTAAGTTTGGTGCGCTAACACTAGTAGTAACACCAGCAGAATAGTGTGTACCAGAATTAGCAAGTACAAACGATACACCAGTACCGCCTGTGCCAGATAACCCATAGGCATAATCGCTGTGATATGGACCATTTAGGTTACCAAAAAATTTCTCTTTAATAGGACGTCCCATTTTGTTTCTCCTTTATGTTTTGACAGTTCTATTGCCTACGCGGTTGGGGTTCCGCATAAACTCTCAATTAAGAGCGAACAGTATATTTAATAAAAAACGCCCCGAAGGGCGTTTTTAGTGAAGTTAAACTCCAATAATGGATTATTGGAAGCTAACTGTTGCGCTAGTGATAGCAACTTTGCTCAAGTAGTCAGCAGCATTGCCTAAGCTAGATGCTGTGTTTGTCAACTCGACATAGCCGTAGCGTGTCAAGAAGCCAACTACTGGTTCGAATGTTGCTGGATCTAGAACAACACCAGAGCTCATTAGAGGAATATAAGGGCAATAGAAAGCGGCAGCATCAGCTTCGCTTGTACCTTTATAACCAACTAGAACTTGGTTAGTGTCGTTACCTGTGTCGCTCAAGTAAGCGTCAACGTAAACACGCATAGCGCCATTCAATGTACCAACGAACTTGGTGTTTGTTGGAGCTTCGAATGTACCTTCTGTTGTACGAGCAAAAGCGCTTGTAGTAGCAGATTGTAGAATTGTCAATGCTTGGTTAGAAACAACAGCCCAGTTACCTGCGCCACGACGTGTACGTTGGGCGATCAAGTTGCTTACGCGGTTGATCTGAATAGCTAGAGCAGCGTGTTCGTCACCAACGAATGTAGCTGTACCGCTTACTAGGGATTGATCATAAGTTTGATCAACGCTAGCCAAGCTACGTAGGGAAGCTAGAATTTCTTGGTCGATTTCAGCTGTAATTTCTTGTGCTAGAGCAGCCATGATTTCTGCTTCGATGTCAATACCTTGTTGGGCTTGTGCATCTTGAGCAGCTTCAAAAGTCCAGCGAGCGCTTAGTTTACGAGACTTAGCTTCAACTGGGCTCTTCAAGATTTGAATGCTCATTCTACGACCTGGTTGGCCTTCAAGCAAACTTGTTGCTGCAGCACCTGGAGTAGCGTCAGTGTTGTTACCACTGTAAGCAGAAGCAATCTTGAATGGGCTCAATGCTTCTTCACCAGCTGTAACGTTATTGCCAGAATCAGCATAACGAACACGCAAGGTGTGGATTTGACCAACTGGACCAGTCATTGGCTGAACACCAATGATTTCGTTGGCAATAACTGTCGGCATAACACGACGAATTACTGGAAGAATAACACGGTTAAGTGTAGCGATGTTACCAGCGCTTGTTGCTCCTGCTGTAGCAGACTCACTCAAGTACTTACGTGTGTTTTCTAGGCAAACTGCCATAGATGCTTTACGGGTACCAGATAGGCCTTCAAGCAGAGCGTCTTTGGTCTCTGACCATCTTTCATTTAATAGTTGTGACATTTTAATTGTCTCCTTGAATTTAAATTATTTTGATAGACCCGCTAACTTGCGGATGTCCAAAATGTTGTCTAAGCCTACCTCGGCTTTCATTTCACGATTTCCAGTTACTTCAGCACCTTCACTTAAAACTGCTTTCTTAGGAGCTGCCTTACGTGTTTGTCCTTCCATTACTGCTGGTAGGTATTTGTCGAAAGACTCTGTTAGTTTCTTAGTTGGAGTAGACTCCAATAATTCTTTCATGATCTCTCTCTTGTCAGCACTTAAAGGTGCCAACATTTCGGCCATAACAGCTTTACGCTCCATCAAATCTTTAGCAACACGAAGATCGCGTTGTGTAGATTCAACTAATTGAGCTTTTTCTGCTACAGCTTGTTTTGCTTCTGCTAGTTGAGCTTCTTTCTTTTCGATAATCTTTAACAATTTACTTGTTTCAGATTTCTCATTTAAGAAACTACCAGCAAACTCTTGAGCAAATGCTTCATAGATCTTACGACCAAAGTCATTGTTACGAGCACTGTCGATATCTTCTTTCAATTGCTTGATTTCAGTTGTCAACTTTGTAGTAACTGTACTTTCAACAACCTTAGCGGCTTGTTGAATGAAACGTTGCTTAATTTCACCGAACTTGCTTTTTGCTTCACGGACTAATTTAACTTTTGTTTCAGCTAAATCTTTCTTATCAGCAGCAAACTCGCCGATCTCTTTAGCTAGAGCGTGTACAACGAATTGCTCTAACTTGCTGAAATTCTCAGAAACTTTTTGACGGTCTCCTTGGAATTCAACTAATTCTTTTCCTAGTTGCTTGATTACAAAACCTTCTAGCTTTTTAGCATCTTCATTCATACGTTTTTGGTATGCTTGTTTTGCTTCAGCTAGGGCCTTTTTGTCTTCATGCAATTCAGACATTTCAGCGGTCAAGCGGCTGCTCAACATGTTATCGATTGCTTCAACCATAACAGCCTTATCTTGGCTGTATTTTTGAGCAAACTCTTCACGAAGTTCAGCTGTAACTTGGTCGCGTGTTTCTTGTAGTTTCTGGGCAAGGGCAGATTCGACAACTTGTTGTGTCTCTACTGTCATTACGCCTGACTCTACTAATTGTTTGAATGCGTCCAACATTTATTTCTCCTCGGGCTTATTTTAGACCTTTAATAATATTCAAGAGAGATTCTTGAAGATATTTCTGGGCCTTTGGATCTTCTTTTACTTCTTGCGCTACTCTGAACGCTCTAGCACCACCACGGGCATTCATTAAATGCTCGTAAACTGGTGTAGGATACGCTCCAGGCGCACTTGGCTGGGCAACTACGTCAACAGTGATAATTTCGAAGTCGGATACATGGCCGTTCATGTCGTTGACATTGCCACTACCACGAGAACTCACGCCAAGTTTTACACCTGCTTCGAGCATCGTACGAACTAAGTTTCCCATCGGTGTAGGTAAAATTTTCATTTTACCGTAACCATTAGGACCTTCCATCCACATTTGAGTAATCATATGGGATACACGGTCCAAATTCACTTTTAAGTCATCAGGATGATCAACTTCACCTAAAACACTATAACCATTTTGAATTTGGTCATTAAGTGTTTTAACCGCACGTTCAATTTCATCTACTGGGTAGACTCGTTGATTTGCGTTACGAATACCACCTTGAATGGCAATACCCTTTAGGTAAAGACTCTTGCCATCTTTGTCATCCGACTCCATTACGATGCCGGATTGATCAAAACTCAAGTGTTCACGTAAGTAAGCTAGTTTACTCATCCTGTTTCTCTAATTATAGTTTCTTCAAGAAAGGCTTGTCAGCGCTTACAGAAGTTTGACCAGCTTTGTCACCTGTTCCAGAACCAACTGGACCAGCGGACTTGTTGTTACCAGGATAACCTGCTCCAACTTTCTTTAAGTTTTTAACGCCAGCTTTTCCACCTGGTGTGCTATTGGTTTCCCAATCTTTACCAGTGAATTGTTCACCCTTTTCAGGAGTGATACCTTTGTTAACTTTACCTGGAGTTGTTCCAACGTTGCTTTGACCTTCTGCTTGGCCTTGACCAATGTTCTTAGCATCAGCGCCAGTTGTTGGCTTACCTTTACCAGAACTTACTGGGCTTTTACCTTCTACAGGAGCACCATCTTTATCACCAGTACCAGCACCTAAGTATTGGCCTTGTGCTTTTTGTGTGCTTCCGCCGTAGTTGTGACCAACTTTCTCAACGTACTCACGTGTAACACGACGGTTTTCCATCATGCCCATCATTTCGTCAGTTTCTTCTTCGCCGTCTTCTTCGCCTTCTTCGTCACCGAATTCAGCATCAGCGTCCATTTCGTGTTCTTCTTCACCTTGAGCGCTTTCTAATTCAGCGAAAGCAGCTTCTAGTTCAGCAATAGCGTTCTTGATGTCCATGATCGCGCTGTCTTCTTGACCTTCGTGATCGTGTTCGTCGTCTTCTGGAGCATCAAAGTTGTCGCCGTCAGCGGAAATTTCTCCACCAAAGTCGTCAGTTGCGTCACCAGTTTCGTCACCGTCCATCATGTAAGAATCTTCAAGGTCCATGGATTCGTCAGCTTCTTCTTCGCGAGACTCGTCCATTTCTTCTTCGTCATCTTCTTTAGATTCGTCCATTTCTTCTTCTTTGGACTCATCCATTTCTTCGTCTTCAGCAGACTCGTCCATTTCTTCATCTTCTTCTTCGGCGATAAGGTTTTCGTAAATTGTACGTGACTTCTCAACAACGATTTCGTGGAATAGAGCGTTAGCACCTTCCATGTCTTCGTTTACAAGTAAGTCTAGTAATTGTTCAAATTTTGTAGACATGTTATTAATTTCTCCTATTAGGGTAGCGGCAAGG